GATATTAGATTAATTTCAGATGGTCCTGCACACTTAATTATTAAATTAAGAAAAGAAGGATGGGCGAATAAGATTGAAACTGCTCAATTTAGCATATATGATAATACCAACGCAGTAGGTAGTTAATTTGTCATGTCAAGGGCTTTAGCTTATAATCTAACCTAAATAGAATTTGAAGGCACATACTATAATATAATAACAATAAGGATATAAAATGAGTGAAAATAAACAAGATAATACAGTGAAAATAGAAGAAACTACAGCTAAGGTTGAAGCACAACCAGCAGCAGCACCAAAAGTAGAAACAAAAGCTGAGGTAAAAGCTGAAGTTAAGGTTGAAACAAAACCAGCTGAAGTTAAACAAGAAGCACCTAAAAATAGATTAATAGATGGTGCAGTAGATGCATTAAACAAAAAATTAGATTTCAGAGTATAAATGGAAGAAAATTTTAAGAAAAAAATATTGAAAAAACTATCAGCTCCTGTATCGGATTATTTAAAAAAGAAACAACCTTTAAATAATGAAAACGATCCAGGAGAATATGATAGCGAAGGATCTATGGCAAAAAGCCAATTAACTTCAATATTGAATAATGCTAAAGAGATTAAAGAAATGCTTACTGATAATGATAATCTTCCTGAATGGGTACAAAGTAAGATAACAAAAGCAGAAGATTACATATCAACTTGTAAAGATTATTTAAAATCAGAAAAGACACAAAAAACTGAAAGTATAAAAGAAAGTTTTTCAGATTTTATTAAAAAGAATTGAATAACTATATTATAGCTATAATAACAAAAAGGAAATACAATGGCACTATTTGGAAATAAAGATACAAAAGCGATAACTGGTACAGTTGATGTGACTAATGGTTCAGCAACTATAACTGGAACTGGAACTGCATTTACTACTGAATTAAAATCAGGAAATACTGTAGTGATAGCAACAGTTGAGTATCGTGTTGTTGCAATTGCATCTAACACAAGTGCAACTTTACATAAAGCTTATGCTGGCTCAACAGCTGCTGGTCTTACTATAACTGCAAATGAACAACCTGCATCTTTAAGTGATGCGGAACTTTCACAAGTTGTAGGTGTTGACACAACAGAAGCTGCAGTTGTTGCAAACAGAGCAAAAGGTATCAATACTCCAGGATGGGTTAAATATACAACCTACACTGATGCTCAAAGCACAACAAGACATAAAGCTGAAGTTTTAGTTGCTATGTCGTCTATAACAGGTGATGCTGCTGATGATGCAGTTGTCGCTGACGCATAATAAATAAAAATAAATCCTAGAGTTGGGATGGTTAGATAAAAATAATCATCCCCTCTATAACATATAATAGGAGAAAATAATGGCTGATCAAAAAATATCAGATTTAACTGCTGCAACCAGTGCTGCTGGTGCAGATCTATTCACACTCGTACAGGGTGGTTCGAATAAAAAAATAACAATCACAAATTTCTTAGCAAACTTGAATTCTGCTGTAATAGTAAATTCAAATGGTGCTGACCAAGATACTCGTATCTCTGGAGATAATGATAATAATTTATTCTTTGCAGATGCTTCTACTGATAAAGTTGGTATTGGTACTTCTACACCATCTGAGAAACTTGATGTTGCTGGAAATTTAGCAATATCTAATGGATTCTTAAGTTTTTCACAAACAGCTCAAGCTGCAACAGGTAATGCTGCTGCAAGTTTGTCAACAGCTATAACTAACTTTACTTTATCTTCTGGAGGTGATTCTTTATCTCTTGCAGCAGGTTCAACAGGTCAAGTTAAAATTATAAATGTAATAGCAGGTGCTGGCAACGTATCAATTAACGTTGCGACTCGTGTAGGGTTTACAACAGTTAATAGTAGCACAGTTGGTGCTTCAATAACATTATTAGCATTAGCTAGTGGATGGATTATTCTATCATCTAGAGGAATGACAATAGTATAATTATATAATTAAGGTTTAAATTATGACATATGATGTAAAAAGTAAAATTGAAGAGTATTCTAAAATTTTAGCAGAGAAGCAGAACTTTTTGGTTCAACTTCGTAATACGACAGCTCAAACTATAAAAGAGATTGATATGTTGTCTGGTGCTGTACAAGCATTAAATGAAGTAGCTGCTTCAACTAAACAAAAAGAAGAAACTTCAACCAAAGATAATGACAGAGCAAAAACTAGCGGAAAATAATTTCCTAAGTTATGCTATTAAATATTATGATAATCCCACTATTGGGAACTTATCAGAATTTGAAGATGATTTAAAAAGATTTATTCATCTTTCTAAACTGTTAAAAAGATATAAACTTTCTTTAAATATAGATGATTTAAAAGAAAGACTTATATTAAATCATATAATTATTATCTATAATCTTTGGGGACAATCTGCAACAAAAATGTTGTTTTTTAAGATAGGTGAAGAAAATTGGAATGTTTTAATTCCCTTTCTTACCTATCTTGGAAGACTGCCCGAGTTTATTCCAGACACAGCAGTTCGTACAACAAGTTTGCCGATTGATGAAAACGTACAAAAAAAATTAAGAGAAATATAATGGCAAATCTAGTAGTAGATAATCTTATCGCTTTAAGAATTTTATATTTACTTGTCACACCTTTCGTGAAGACAAAAGCATATGAATATGGAATTATTGATGATAAAGGTAATTATCTTAAAAAATATTCAGAATTAAAAACGTCAGCAGAACGTGAGTCATTTTCATATTTGCATCGATTAGTTTTTAAATTAAAAATGTTATTAGCGAAACTTCCTGGAGGAGATAATCGTCTTAAATCTTTAGTTGCAGCATTATATCTAATCAAAGAATTTTATGTTAAGAAAGAATCATTATATCTAGTTGAATCAAGATATAATGAATTGTTATCATCTAATGATTCAATGAATATAGATGAGCAAGAAGTAAAAGAATTTTTAAGAGATTTTTATTTAACAGAAGAAATACAAGAAGATATAGCAAACGTCACAGGTGCTGGTGTAAGTACAGACCAACCTGTTGTTTCAAAGAAAGCTGCAAGACGTTATGCAATGTTTAATGTTAAAGATTCTATATATAATAAATTTAAAAATGGTAAATCTAAATGGACTCGTTGGTCTGAATATTTAAATTTAGAAGACGAAGGAGAAAACTTAATTTATAATTTTGCTCGTAAAAACCCTAAAGGAATTATAGTTTTAAAAAATGGTGATAAAATGAAAGCAATACGTTTTAATCGATATGGTGGTGGGTCTTGGTCTTCTATTAAAAGAAATAAAGAATCTAAAGAACAAGAAATAGCAAATATAGTAGCAACAGAATTGAATTAATTTATGTTTGAATTTTTAAGTATAAAATCGTTAAGTAGTTTTTTCACATTATCAACATTATTCACAATAATACCTGATTTTGTGTTTCATGCAATATTTTTTACAGGTCTAGTAGGATTCATAATTACATCTATTCCTTTTATACCAATCCCACTTAAATTTTTCTATCGTATAATGTTTTTAATTGTATTGATAGTAGGAACTTGGCTAGAAGGATTAAATTACGCAAATAGTTCTTCTACAACTAAAAAAATATTAAAAGAAAGTAAAGATAAAATAAAAACATACGAAAAAAAAATAAAAGATTTGTCTGAAGCATCAGATAAAAATTTAGAGAGAATAGTTAAAAAAATAAATGAAAGAGGTGAAAATGTCCACGCAAAAGTATCAAAAATTATCCCTGACAATCTTAATAGGCAGTGTACTCTTCCTAATGATGTCAAATTGCTCCATAATGAAGCAATCACAGGTATCCCCGAAATACCCAATGCCACCAGAGGTGTTGATGGAAAATCCAAAACAAATGAAGACAATAAAGTAGAGTTAAGAACTTTGTTAGAAACAACTGTAGATAATTATACAGAATGTAGCATAACACGTGAAAAATTAATTGCTTTACAAAATTGGGTAAGAGAAGCAGAAAGATTACAAAAAAATGTCAGATAACTATGAAAATGGTAATGGTAATGGTAATGGAAATACTAAATCACGTTTCGTTAAATTAACATCTGATATTGAATTACTTAAAACATTATTAAACAAACTTGATAAAAATGTAGATAAATTAGCAGATGCTTCATTAGAAGTAAGTAAGTTAATTTCTCAACATGAAGTAAGGATTGAAAATAATGAACAAAAGAGTGAACATTTAAATAGTGAAATACACGATTTAAATATGCGTATAATGGATGTACATAAAGAAATTAAAGAAGTAAGTCATCACTTATCAAATACGAGTTCAAATAATATTGAGAAACTATCGAATAAGGTACAGAATATTGAACGTTGGAAATGGTATGCTGGTGGTGCTATACTAGCGATTGCTATGGGTATGGAATATAAAAGTTTAGCCCAAATATTGTTAAAAATATTCAATTAAAGTACTTTACATACAAGTTAAAATATAGTATAATATACGTTATTATGTTGTTTATTGACATTAAATACATTGATTTAGTATCTCCAAAGCTAAGGAATTTTAAGAAGAAAAACACTTATCTTTGGAATTTTAGTTGTCCAATATGTAAAGATTCTAAACGTAGTGTATTAAAAGCAAGAGGTTTTATTTACAAGATTAAAAATAATTTAAACTTCAAATGTCACAATTGTAGTGCTAGTATGGGGTTTAGTAATTTTTTAAAATTTATTGATCCTAAATTAGAAAGTGAATATAATGTTGAAAAATATAAAAGTAATTCTAAAGTTGGAGTCTCTAAAGAACCGATTAAAGACTTCTTCGATCAATTTAAACCAGAGAATAAGAAACAAATTATTTCTGGTCTTCCTAATGCTGACTGTGTCACCACTTTACAAAATGAACATCCTGTTCGCAAATACTTATCAAAACGTAAAATACCAACTGAATACCTTACATCTTTATATTGGGTTAATACATTTAAAAAATGGGTTAATGAAAATATTGCACCAAAATTTGCTTCGACTGAAGAAGATCATCCAAGGTTATTAATACCATTTTATGATAAGAAAAAGAATTTACTTGCGATACAAGGACGTACTTTAGGAAAAGAATTACCAAAGTATTATACAATTAAGACAGATGAAAAGAACGAAAAAATATTTGGTTTAGACAAGTTAGATGAGAGTAAAACTATATATGCTGTTGAAGGACCAATCGATAGTATGTTTTTACCAAATGCTGTTGCTGTTGCAGGTACTTCTTTTGAAAGTAAAATACTTTTAAAAAATAAAGAACGTGTAATAGTAATAATAGATAATGAACCAAGAAATGTTGAGATTTGTAAATCAATATATAAGTGTATAAACTTGGGATATGGAGTTTGTTTACTTCCTTCAAATATATCTGGAAAAGATATAAATGAAATAGTTTTAAAACAACCTAAAATAAATATAGTAAACTTAATTAATGAAAATACGTATCGTGGTCTAGAAGCAGAACTTGCTTTTAATAAATGGGTACGTTGTAAAATATAGAGGAAATATGAGCGACGATAATAATACGATTGATATAACTAAGATTCAAGAACAACAAAGACGTATAGAGCATGAGCAAAATGTTCTTCTTCAACCTCTTTGGAGATCTGTTATGAATATTAAAACACCAAGACAAGCTATATCTTGTGCTTCAGCAATGATTGTTGCTGGTAAAGATTTATTAGTTTTAGAATTGGGTGCTGATGTCGCTAAAAATTTTATTGATAATTTAAATTATAATACTCTTGATCTAGTCACAAGTAAACAAGTAGAAATACAAAACGAACTAGATAAGATAGCAAAAGAAGCTATTTCACCTACAGTAGTGAAAGCTGATTTTACAAAGAAAAAAGAAAAGGAAAAAGAAAATGACAAATAATAAATTCGATAGAACGATGGCAATATATTCTGCTAATCAAGAAATCGAAAAGAAAGAAAAAGCTTTATTAAGAGCAAGAAAAGAAGTTGCAATAAATGCAAATGGAACTTCTGGATATTCTATTAAAGAAGGAAAAAATGCTGGTAAAGTGGTAGGTCATCTTAAAAAAGATAAAAATATTATTGAATAATTAAATGTTGAATTGGTTATTTTATACCATTCCTGAAAAAAGAAGAATACATTATGGTATTTGTCTATGGCTTGTTATGTGGATTATACCTGAATATTTACTTAAAGTGCATTTTACAGTAGTAATGCAATTTATAAACTTTATAACATATGATATACTATATTTTAATATGTTAAAAGCTGAAGCAAAATTTAAAAATGACGACGAAGAATAAAATAGATTTTGAGATAGGTCATAACGAAGAAACATTTGAGTTTTTTACAAAGCTTGCAAAAGAACATAAAGAAAAAGTTAAAAAGCAAGATGAGATAATGAAAAATATTAAGAGTATTGAAAAATTAGATATAACAGAAGTACATAATATTATAAAACAAGCACATGATGAATAAAACTCTCTTACAAATTGATAATAGACAATTAACTATATTTGATGATTTATATACAGCAGCAGATAGAGAAAAACTTTATCATTTTTGTTCAACTAGACATTTTACTACAGATGGAAGTGATACACCAAGATTAGAGTATAAAGGTGATTTTAATTTATATTGTAATCTACTTGCAGGCAATCAACTACAGCAATCAAACTTTCTTAATTTAGAAGGAACTAAAGAAATACTTTCTATGTTAGATGGGTACGAGATTATTCAAGCAAGAGTTAATTTAAGCACACTTCATGATAAGAATCGTTTTCACTGCGATGCTGCAGGATCAAACGATGTAAGAACTATATTATACTATCCTAATATGACATGGAATATTGAATGGGGTGGTTATACTATGTTTACAAATCAGAACATGAGTAAGTTGGAATATTGTTCTTTTTATATTCCAGGAAGAGTAATACTTTTTGATGGCACAATACCACACTGCATTTCATCACCAAGTCCATCAGCACCTACATACAGATTTAGTTTCGTAATTCAATACTACAAATAATAAACTATGACACAAGAAATATATAACGACATAAAAGTTGACTATTCTAGAGATTCATTATTCGATGAAATAGGTAAAATTCGTATGAAAGAATCTTATATGAAAGATGATGAAACATCACCACAACAAAGATTTGCTTTCGTAAGTAAAACATTTTCTTCAAATAAAGAACATGCTCAAAGACTTTATGATTATGCTTCAAAACATTGGCTATCATATTCTACTCCTATTCTTTCATTCGGAAGAAGTAAAAAAGGATTACCGATATCTTGTTTTTTAAATTACATAGAAGATACAGCTGAAGGATTAGTTAAAAATCTTTCAGAAACTAACTGGCTATCAATGGTTGGGGGTGGAGTTGGTATAGGATTTGGTATAAGATCAGCTGATGACAAATCAACAGGTGTATTACCACATTTAAAAATATATGATGCAGCAACACTCGCATATAGACAAGGACGCACAAGAAGAGGTTCTTATGCTGCTTATCTTGATATATCACACCCTGACATAATTGAATTTTTAGAAATAAGAAAGCCAACAGGCGATCAAAATGTTCGTTGTTTAAATATGCATCATGGTATTAACATACCAAACGAGTTTATGGAACTTGTTGAAAAATGTATGTTAGATATAGATGCGGATGATAAATGGGCTTTAAAAGACCCACACACTCAAGAAGTTAAATCTTACATAAGTGCAAGAGAGTTATGGCAACGAGTGTTAGAAATGCGTATGATGACAGGAGAACCATATCTTCATTTCATAGACACTTCAAATGCACAACTTCCAGCATTCCTAAAAGCAAAAAATTTAAAAATTCATCAATCAAATCTTTGTTCTGAAATTATATTACCCACTAGTGTTGAAAGAACTGCTGTGTGTTGTTTATCTTCAGTCAATCTAGAATATTTTGATGAATGGAAGAAAGACGATCAATTTTTAGCAGATATAGCAGAGATGTTAGATAATGTTCTTACATATTTTATAACTCATGCTCCGAATGCTATATCAAGAGCGAAATACTCAGCTGAAAGAGAAAGAAGTATCGGAGTTGGTGCACTCGGCTTTCATGCTTACTTACAAAGCAAAAATATTCCGTGGGAGTCTGCTATGGCAGTATCTGCTAACACAAGAATGTTTATGCATATAAGAAGTCAGCTAGATAAAGCAAATATTAAACTAGGTAAAGAAAGAGGTGAAGCACCAGATGCAGTTGGTACAGGACAGAGATTTTCTCATGTAATGGCTATCGCACCAAATGCTTCATCCTCTATCTTAATGGGAAATACATCACCATCAATTGAACCATTTAGAGCAAATGTTTACAGACAAGATACTCTTTCAGGTGCGTCTATAAATAAAAATAAGTACTTAGATAAAGTAATTAAAAAAGCTGTTGATAAAAATGATAAACTTGATTATAATGAAATTTGGTCAAGTATTATAATGAATGATGGTTCAGTTCAACACTTAGAATTTTTAAAAGAAAATGAGAAAGATACTTTTAAAACAGCTATGGAAATAGATCAACGTTGGGTTATAGAACATGCAGCGATACGTCAAGAGTTTATCGATCAAGCACAATCAGTTAATTTATTCTTTAGACCAGATACAGATATTAAATATCTACATGCTTGTCATTTTATGGCTTGGAAAAAAGGTTTAAAAACTTTATATTATTGTCGTAGTGAGAAAATTGGTAAAGCTGATAAAGTTGCGAAGAAAATAGAACGAAGAATTATCGAAGAAATTAAGATAAAAGATTTAACAAAAGAGGATACATGTTTAGCTTGCGAGGGTTAAGAATATGGAGTACTTTGATACTCTTAACAGTATTGACGTCATGTATTCCTGCAGGAATAGTCGCAGTTAAGAAATTATTACCATCATCATATGATGATAATGAAATGTTAATGATATCCAATCTAAGATATGATGTGCGACAAGTACAATGTACTGGCGATAAATCGCATGACACCATAGCAAAAATATGGGAAGGGAAAGAAAAACTATATTACTATTCTTCAGCAAAAGAAAATGAAGATGTTTTAAAAATGGTAAGACCATTATCTGAAAGTATGAGAGGATTATACGATTCATCAAAATCAGGTAATATGAAAGAACTTTACTGTATTGAGAAAGTAATTAATTTAACAAAACAAGTGGATATTATAGCAAATGCACTTGCAGCAAGGAACAAATAATGACTATAAATGAAGCAATACAAGAAATGCAATCACTAACAAACAGTGAAAATGCATGGTTAAGAGAAAAAGCAAATAAAGTAATACGATATACTCATCAACATGAAACAGGGCAACTATCAACAGCTGAATATACAGATCTATTAAATGATTTGGCTCGTATCGAAGAAATACAAGAAGAAGCAGATACGATGAAATATAAAGCAGCAATTGAAAAATTAATTACGACTGCATTTTCATTACTTAGTTAATATTATGTTTGTATTTAAAAATATAGATAATTGGATTACTGACGAAGAACGTTTAAATATAAGAAATAAAGTTGAAGATTTAAAAGCTGATTGGAAACATATAAAAGATTTTCCTTTAGCAAAATCTGCAAAACTTTTAGCAGCACAAGATCCTGACCTTTATAAATCAGCAGAAAATCAATATTTCTTAGGTGATGCTACATACGTGTTAGAAAAACTAGAACAAAGAAATAAAACTTTATCAGAAAATTTAAATGTTTTATTTTTTGATTTATATGAAAAAATAGTTAGTACAATCAAAGATATAACAGGATTGCCTACTTCTTATTTGTCTGAATATCCACGTCCTGGATTTCATATATTTCGAGGTAAGCAAACACCGCATCCTTTTGAATATCATATTGACACTACAATATGCAGATACGATGCTAATTATAAACCAGAACAATGTTATTCTTTTTTATCTTTGATCGAAACACCAAACAGTGATCCTGCTGGTTTAGAATATAAAGATACAAATGATTTTGATTCGTTAAGAGATTATCCTGAAAAAGTAAAACTATATAAATTAAATACTTTCTATTATTGGAAAGGTGACCATTATCATAGAATGAAAAAGTTTGGTATGAATGAGGGTGAAAGTAGAATTACTTTACAAGGTCATTACGTACTTAAAGATAATAGAGCATATATTTACTGGTAAGATTATGAAACGTTTTTCTTTTGCTGAAATACAAAATTTCTTTTCAGAGGGTGAGAGAAACCAAATAGCAAGAAAAGTTTTAGAATTAAAACCACATTGGAAAAAATTACATGATTATAATGTATATAAAAACAGTCTTGATTTAAAGTCTGATTATTCTAAAAACCAATATTTACTTGGTGATAGTATATATCCACTTAAACCTAAAGACACGAGCGAGATAAATAAAGAAGTTCAAGGAATACTTTTAAGAGAATTTAAAGATTTAATATATAAAAAATTAATCGATAATGTTGGTAGGTGGTTCGAAGTATTTAACTATAAAGAAACTGAATTTTACCCAAATTTACCAATTCCTGGATTTCACATATTTGACGGAAAACAAACTGCTCAGCCATTTGGATGGCATACTGATACGACACTTTGTTTATGGGAAGAGAATATAGATCCTAAAAAACTGTTTTCTTTTTTATCTCCTATTATGATGCCAGAAAGAGGAGCACATTTAGAGTGGTTAATGCCATCAGGAAAAGAAGCTATAATACCATACGAGTATGGTACACTTCATATATGGAATGGTTTAGAACAACATAGAATAGGTCGTCACGCATTAGCGAATTACGAAAAACGAATTACGTTGCAAGGACATATTTACATTAATCCAAACGGAAAAGTGCAACTATTTTTTTAACTTAACACATAGAGGAACATGAACGTGCCAAAACAATCTGAAACCATTTCTTTAACAAAAGAAAGAAATTACTTTAAACCATTCAATTATCCATGGGCTTATGATGCATGGCTTAAACACGAGCAATCACATTGGCTACACACAGAAGTACCAATGTTAGAAGATGTAAAAGACTGGAAAAGTAAATTGACACCACCACAAAAACACTTTCTTACAAATATTTTTAGATTTTTTACACAAGGAGATATTGATGTAGCAGGTGGTTATGTAATGAATTATCTTCCATATTTTCCACAACCAGAAGTAAGAATGATGATGTGTGGATTCGCAGCACGTGAAGCTTTACATATAGCAGCATATTCTCATTTAATTGAAACATTAGGTTTGCCAGAAGCAACTTATAATGAATTTAATAATTATAAAGAGATGGCAGCAAAACATAATTACTTTGTAGATCTAGCATCTAAGACTACAAATAAATCTAGTATTGCTACAAGCATAGCAGCATTCTCAGCATTTACAGAGGGTATGCAGTTATTCTCATCTTTCATTATGTTATTAAATTTTCCAAGACATGGGCTTATGAAAGGTATGGGTCAAATTGTCACTTGGTCAATGGTAGACGAAACACAACATTGCGAAGCGATGATAAGAGTGTTTAGAACTTATATCGAAGAGAATAATGAGATATGGAATGATTCTCTTAAAAAGAAAATATATGATATTGCTGAAAAAATGGTAGAGTTAGAAGATAACTTTATTGATCTTGCTTTTTCAATGGGTGAAATGCAAAATTTAAAAAAAGAAGAAGTGAAAGAATACATTCGTTATATATGTGACCGAAGACTTATTTCAATGGGTCTAAAGGGTATTAACAAAAGAAAAACAAATCCACTTCCTTGGGTAGAAGAGATGATGAATGCTCCTATACATGGAAACTTTTTTGAAAATCGTATTACTGATTATGCAAAAGGATCTTTAAAAGGGAATTGGGGAGATGTTTGGGGTGCTAAAAAATAATGAAAATACAAACAGTTAAATTTCATTGTATGTCTTGTGAAACAGAGGGTAAAATTTCATTTACCACTCAAGATGATACATTGTCAAAGGCAGACATTGCCTATTGCCCAATGTGTGCTCACGATATAACTGAAAATGACGATAATGAGATCGAAGAACAAGAACAAGATGAATAAATATACGTATGACACAATGGTTATACGAAAACAAAGAGTTCACTGATTCTTCAAAATATTTCGGGTTTATATATTCAATTACAAATAATTTAAATAATAAAATTTATATAGGACGTAAATACTTCACATCGGCTAAAACAAAAAAGCCACTTAAAGGAAGAGTTAATAAAAGAAGATCTAGAGTTGAAAACGATTGGAAAGAATATTGGGGGTCTTCGCCTATACTATTAAATGAAATAGAAAAAGTAGGAAAAGAAAATTTTACGAGACAAATACTTCGACTTTGTAAAACAAGAGGAGAAGTAAATTATTGGGAAGCAAAGTATATGTTTGAATTTGATGTATTGAATGCAAAACTTCCTAATGGTGAGAACAAATATTATAATGAAAATATAATGATGAAATTTACAAGAAAAAATATAGGTAAATGAATCTTAAAACTTTTAGATTCTTAGTTCATATAAACAACCAGAGTCCAGGAATTATAATTGAACAACGTGCATTAAATATAACTCAAGCTACTCAAGCAGTGCAAGCAATGTATAAAGATTCAAAAGTAGTGTTCTATGGAATGGTAAACGAAAAGAATTAAAATGAAAAACTTACTGTTAATTAATGCATTATTTTTATCAGCTATCGCAGCATTTTATGCGATTACTGGATTGATAGCTATATTTGCAACAGCTGTAATACCAATAGCAATTATGGGTACAGCTTTAGAATCAGCAAAACTTGTTATAGCATCATGGTTATATAGACGATGGGATAATATAACCAAAGTGATGAGATATTATTTTAGTATATCATTAATTATACTTATGCTTTTAACGAGTATGGGTATATTTGGATTTTTAAGTAAAGCACATTTAGATCAAGCGATACCAACTGGTGAAGTGTCGTCTAAAGTTTATATATTAGATGATAAAATTAAATATCAAAAAGATATAATCGTAAGAAACCAAAAAACTATTAAACAGTTAGATGATTTAGTAGAGCAAAGTATAGGTCGTACAACTGATGAAAAGGGTATTAATGCTGCAACTGAACTAAGAAGAAAACAAGAGGGTCAAAGAAATAAATTAGTTGCTGAAATAGATAAAGCACAAACTGCTGTCAATAATTTAACGAAAGAAAGAGAACCAATCGCAAAAGATCTTAGAAAGATCGAAGCAGAAGTTGGTCCTATTAAATATATTGCTGCTTTAATATATGGTGATAAAATAGATGATAATCTACTCGAAAAAGCTGTAAGATTTGTTATTATAATTATTGTATTCGTATTCGATCCATTAGCAGTTATGATGTTAATTGCATGGAACAGAGAAATAGCATTTACTAGTGGAGTAAAACCACCATCTGTACTACCAACATCATTACCAACTATTAAACCATTGGCAGAAGTAAAAGAAATAGTTAAAGATATAAAAACTGAAATAAAATCTAAATTAAAAGAATCTTTAAGTAAAGTAAAAGAAAAAATAACTGATGGTAATTCATACTTGGAACGTAAACGAAAAGAAAGAGCAAACGATTTATCAAATATAAATACAAATAAGACGCCTACTGCATTTTATGAAGTTGATAATGTAGATGTGTATGAAAGAAAATCAGATATAAAAGAAACAATAACAAGATCATTAGATGGAAGACCAGAAGAACCTAAAAATTCTGTGATTCCTAAGAAAGAATAATATGGATAATGCAGATATTAAAACAATGTGGCGACCAGCGATTGCTTGGTTGTATATTGCTATTTGTTTTGTAGACTTTATGGTATTTCCTATTTTATGGAATGTAGCACAAATAGCATTTTTAAAAACAATAGTAATTACTCCTTGGGATCCATTAACTTTAAAAGGTGGTGGATTATTTCACATCTCTATGGGTGCGATATTAGGAGTGACAGCTTATGGAAGAACTCAAGAAAAAATTAATGGAGTCACTACTACATCAACTATGATGGCTCCACCATCAGCAAAACCACCTACACCAAATTTCCCAGTTCGTGATTAATATGATGAATAAAGAACAAGAAAATAAAAAATATAAATCTCCAGAAGAATTTATAAAGTATCTTCAAGAAAAATTAAAGTTAGATAAAGAAAATAAAATTTGGACTGAAGAGGAAAAAAGAAAAGTAAGCGATTTTAACAAATAAGGAATAGATTATGGCAAAACGTGCAGCAAATTATGGAACTAATACTAAGAGAGAATCAAGACCAAAACGTACAAGTGTTGGGAATGGATTTCATAGTATTTCTATGATGAATAAACATAAGCGAAGATCTTATAAAGCTTATCGTGGTCAAGGAAGACCTTAAACCAAAGGAGTAAAAAATGAAAAAGTTAATTGAAAAAGTAAAAAAACTATTTAAAAGATGCGTTTGTAAAAAATAATTTTTTTTTTTTATTATGAATGATGTTATGAAATATGTGATTACAGGTCATAGATCTGGTATAGGTAAATCTATATTTGATTACTATGGTAAACAACCTAATATATATTGTGTTGGTTATGATATATCACATCATTTAGATTTAAACGACCCAAAAATACATTCAGATTTTATAGAGAGTTGTAAAGATGCTTCAGTTATAGTATTAAACGCACATACTGGTGAACAACATAGTTCTCTAAAAACTCTTTACAATCTCTATAAACAAGATTCAAAACATATAATCGCAATAGGTTCAATGGTAAGTAAAATATGGAAGACTTTGCAAGAAGTTCCTAAAGGTTTTGAAAACTATTGGCTGCAAAAAGTATTACTCGATAAAACAGTAGAAGAATTATATGATTCAAACAGTTCTTTTCTAGAACTTTATACTCCATTTAAAATTAGTATTATTCGTCCAGCTTGGGTTGATACTCCACTGGCAAAAGATTACACAGGAAAAAAATTAACAATAGATTCAGTTTTAAATGCAGTAAGATTTATAATTGAAAATAAAAATAGTCATATAACAAACATGGAATTACAATGTACGAATTAAGAAATAGTGCTGATGGTGAACTTCCTAAAATAGTCACAAATACTCATCGTTATTGGGTTGAAATGGATGATGGTAAAAAATACTTAGATATTCAATCAGGTAATAGTGCTTTCACACTTGGTTATGGGCATACTGAGATAGTAAAAGCAATGGCTGATAAAATAACATCAGTTGGTTTTATAAGAGGAAATACTGGTGAAACTGATAAAGACACTCAAGACATGGTAGCTTTTGTTTTAAATGAATCAAGAATGTCAGTTATGTCTTGGGCTATTTCTGGAACTTCAGCAGTAGAATGTGCTATTATGATGAATGATAGTTATTGGAAACAAGTAAATTCTAAAAAGCATTTAATTGTGTCTTGTAATCCAGGATATCATGGAACAAGTTATCTTACAAGAGCAATGGCAAGTCCATACACTATTGAATTCCCATCAGACAGATTAAGATGTATTCGAGCACCTAAATGGAAAACAATAGAAGAGCGTGAAATAGAAGAAGAAAGAGCATTAGCAGAGTTAGAAAAAAGATTTACTAAATTTGATGACTCAGCAAACGTTGGTGCTTTTATAATGGAAACATGTCCTTGGATGGATGGAATACTTCCTTATAGTAAAAGATGGTGGGAGGGTGTTAGACATCTTTGTACAAAATATAATGTAAATTTTATTACAGATGATGTAGCAGTTTGTTGGGGTAAATCATTATCTTATTTTGGTTATTCAACAGCAGGATATAATATTCAACCAGATATTATTGCTTGTGGTAAATCATTATCAGCAGGATATGCACCGATTGGATTTGCAACAGGTAATGCTCGTATTGGTGAAGTTCTTTCAACACAAGAGTGGGGATGGGGACATACTTGGCAACCTTATATGGCTGGTATTGGTGCGATGAAAAAAGTAAAACAAATTATTCAAGATAATGGTTTATTTCATACAGCAAAAAGAACAGTTATACGTTTAGATGAAATAGCGAAAGATTTACTTAATCAAGGATATTTAAAAAGTTATAGACAACAAGGATTGTTTTTAGAATTAGATTGTAAAAATCCAACTGTTGGAGTAATGGGTAAGCTTGTTCGTTCAGGAATGCTCTCAACTACTCAACAAAACAATTCAATAAGAATTATAGCAAATTTAATTGCTGATGATGAGTATTTTAACGAATTAAAGACTAGATTAAATGACTTTTTTAGTAAAAACTAGCTATTTACATACAAGTATTTTTATAGTATAATATGTCTATGATTATAGTGTCAAATCATATTAATATGTCACATACTGATCCATTTAAAATTGATATGATTGAAAACGATTTAAAAGCTAATATAAAGTCAAAGGATATTGTTCCTTTATTCGGAAGTATATTTGATATTGAAAAAAAAGGTACCAAATATTCTCTTGTAAATAAAAATTGGAACAATCGCATTCATGGTAAAGTAATTAGTTATGATCGACCCTCTCCTAATTCTATCTTTTTTGAAATTCAAACAAAATACGTTCCACCAATTTCTTTTTTCGATTATCTAGTTGAAACAAAAAGATATTCAATTGAAGCAACTTATGGTACTGAGAAAACAAACTATGAAGATTTTAACGAGTTTGGGTTTGTTGGTTCTTATGATAATGGCGATGATGAGTGTTGGGAAACTACACCACATAATTTAAAAGATGATTTAATTCCACCACATTTATTAGTTTTATATAATATAGTATGAGAAAATCTGTAATAGTTAAATCTGCAATCGGTAGAATATATCATGTCGAAGAAAATGATACTTTTTATGGTTCAAGATTAAAAAGCAGTGGATATCAAATAAACAATTTAAGATATTTTAGATCATTAATACCAGATGCAAGAACAATTATTGACGTAGGTGGTCATTTAGGAACTAATACTATTGAATATGCCACATGGGCTAAGAATGTAAAAACGTTTGAACCCACATCATATTTAAGAAAATGGTTATTAGAAAATATTGAGTTGAATAAAAATTGTAAAACTAATGGCAAAGGTTGGTTCAAATTAGCTGATAAATCTTATGCTCCTATTTTAATGACTGGTGATATAGAAGTATTCCCATATGCTTTAAGTGATAGCGAGGGAGAACAAATTTTAAATACACTTACTTGTGCTTCTGGACACAATCATATAGAATTAGATTTTAATGGAAAAAAATTAACAAAAAAAGGTTGGGTTAAAAAACCTGAAAGCAGATCTACAAGAACTATTAAAGAAAAAATATTGACAAGAACATTAGATAGTTTTAGATTTACAAAAGTAGATGGAATTAAAATAGACGTAGAAGGATTAGAATTTCAAGTTATAAAAGGTGCTATTAATACAATTAAAAAGTATCGCCCAGTTATTCAAACTGAAATTCAAACAGGAATGTGTAGACGTGCTGGTTATGAAGCTAATGAATTGTGTGAATACTTAGCAAATATGGATTATGTACAAACACTTTCTGATGGAACAATTATAAACCCATCAAATGTTTTTAGTGAAGTAAAAGCTAAAATAGATAGATTTTGGATACCAAAAGAAAAAATAAAATGATATTAATTGATTATTCACAAGTAGCAATCGCAAATATACTTTCTTTTAAACAAGATGTTCAAAAAGGAAGACCAATGGAAGAAGTATCTAACATTATTCGTCATGCGATACTCTCTACTATTAAATATTATAAGAAGAAATTTTCAGCAGATTATGGTGATTTAGTTATATGTGCTGATGGTAAAGATGTTTGGAGAAAAGTAGAATTTCCTTTATATAAAGCACATCGTAAAAAAGATAGAGAAGCAGATCCAGTTGATTGGAAACTTATTTTTGAAACTATGTCTGATGTGAGAGAAGATTTAGTTAAATATTTTCCTTATAAAGTATTACATATTAATCATGCTGAAGCAGACGATGTAATTGCTACACTAGTGAAAGAAAGACCTTTAGAAAAACATATGATTGTTTCTTCTGATAAAGATTTTAAACAATTACAAAAGTATGGAAACGTTGAACAATATTCACCATTACTTAAAAAACAAGTAAATAAATCATCAGTAAGAGAAGCTGAGCAATACATAATAGAACATATAGTAAGAGGTGACTCTGGAGATGGTGTTCCGAATGTACTTTCGCCTGACGATATCTTCAATAAAGATGAAAGACAAAAACCAATTACTAAAAAGATATTAAATAATTTCTTAGAAAAAGGTTTCAATGCTTGTGAAAACGATGAGCAAAAGAAAAACTATTTAAGAAACCAAAAATTAGTATGTCTTGACTCTATACCCAAACATATAGCAGATGATATACTAAATGCTTATAATAACGTAAAACCAACAGGAGATAAAATGACAATATACAACTATTTAATTGAAAAACGTTGTAGTCTATTACTCCAAGAAATAGAGGAGTTTTAAACATGGGAAGACGTGTTTATGAAATACTAGAAGAAATAAATAAAGATATAACTGCCATTATTAAATATAAGAATAATGCTCAGTTAAAATTAGTTTTACAAAACAACTTTGACAGCAACTTAAAGTGGGATTTGCCAGAAACAACCCCACCATTTAAAGCTGCGATTGAGCCACAAGATATGGCTCCATCTAATCTTACTTTGGAAGTAAGAAAGTTTTATATCTTTAGAAGAAAAGATTTAAAACCTGCTCAAAGAGAATTATTGTTTATTCAAATGTTAGAAAGATTAGACGCAAAAGAACAAAAGATTCTTCTTGCGTTAAAAAATCAAGAATTAACATCTTTATATCCAAATATTACGAAAGAATCTGTTTCATCATATATCAATGCTTAAAATAGGCAATATCATAGAAAAAATATCTAATCGTTCATTCCCAGCTGAGATAAGAGTTTGGGATGATGAAAAATTAGTCACAGTGCATCGTTCAACTGAAACTGCACATTTAATCACAACAGAATTTACTTCTTTTGACAATGGTACTTGGGAAAATGAAGAATTTAAAATATCATATCCTAAAGTAGATAGAACTAAAAAAATAGAGACATTAGTTAGAGTCAAAAAGAAGTAGAAATTATATTATGTCAAGTGAAAAAAATATCGTAGGAATACGTCATAAGTTCGCTACAATGCGAAATCAAACTATTCACATAGATATCAATGGTTTTCAATTAAAAACTACAGTAGATAAAGTTGATGAACTTTTTGAATATAACGTAATACGTTATTGTGTTAATTCTGTATTATATCAACTTGATAGAGTAAGACAAGATTCAATAGACTACAACATGCAAGGTTATCCTTGTAAATATAACAACACAGCAAACATACCAGCAGATATGTCTGGACACACTGAATCACAAAAAGTTTCTATTATTATATTAGTCGACGATCCTGGAAATAAATTACCAGATTATTGTGCAAAAGGAATGACTGGAACATCTTGGGATATACATGAAAATCCAGAAGCACCAGAGTTTTTAGATTATATTAATTATATGACTGGAACTATCGATAAACCAGAAGCTGAAATATTGACATTACACTAAGTCATTGAAATATAATGCTTTTTTATTTTTTATAAGTATTTACTTAATTACTCAAATATAGTAGAATATACCTATAAACAAATAATGAAAAGGAGTATATTATGGGTAGTGTGAAAAACTGGTTAATGGAAATGGAAGATGATACTTTTGTATTATCTAGAGAAGAGTTTGTTAAAAAACATGGTGAAAGACAAGCTAAGGATATATTTGATAAATTACAAAATCCTGAGTTTGATTTAACTGATGCGCAACAAGCAATGGCTGAAGTTGCTTTAGATTTAGAAATAGCAGCAAAGGAGGGTAGATAATATGTTTCCTCTAAGAGAACCAATACCTTATGCGACATTTGGTATCGCTGACTACAAATATTCACCACACAGAATTACACTTTTAAAAGTTGTAAATAGTGTTTGGAAAGATTATTTGGATGGTACTATAAGTGATACATTAAGTACAGAAGATGGTGTCTTTGAAATAATGGCAAAACCTGAAACTGTAAGTGCTGAATTTACAAATAGAATTAGAGCATTTGAAGATGCTGATTTTATCTTTAATGATATAAATTATTTAGAAATTAAAGATGATTTAGAAACATTTGTAGATGAAAACAATATAAGTCATAGTCACTAATATGTTTAATACTATTTTATTAATTGTTCTAATATGGGGTGTGTATTCTCACATACAAGTACAGAGACGTATAGAGATACATTTAGAAGAAATTAAATATAATCTAAGAGAAAGATTTAAAAGGTGAGAGAAGTGACAATTACTGAGAAAAATAAAGATCCTAAATCTTATGTTTTCAATAAATCTGAGTTTTTAAAATTTTTAGATGATAGGAATATTATTAAAGCTGAAGAATTAGCAAAACAAGTAGTAAAGGAAGTTTGGAAATTAACAAGTGGTGAAAAGTTTTCAGTAATGAATTATACATTTACATCAGAAAAAATTTAAATGATTAAGCAATTAGTATTACCAAAACAAACACACTATTGTGCTGATGCTTATGCAGCAGCAAGCGATAAAACTAAAATAAATTTTATAAAAGAATATATGTTCTTAAAAATGAAATTTACAGCAAATATAAAATATAATAAACAAAAAAATATTACCTTTATTGAATTAGATCAAATAGATGGTGATTATACAGATGTTGTTATGTTAAGAGGTAATCCACAAGTAGATAATATTAAGAATTGGCTAATAAATAAATGGTAAATAATAACGTAATTTTAATAGAAGAATACAAAAAGAAAATTGATCATCAAGAAAAACTTATTGCAGAACAGTCTTTCAAAATAAATGATTTGAAAGACATAATTGATCGTATGAACGAAGATATAGAAAATTTAACAAGAACTATAAAAAGAATGAAATACTTAGATCCTGTTGATAGTATGAATTTTAAAGATGACGAAAAAGATTAATAAAACTTATATACATGTTAATCAACACGTTATTCGAAGTAATAAAAAAAACAATAAAAACGATCCAGTAATTACAGTAAAATCAGGAAGTAAAAATACATATTGTCACGAAGTTTTACTACACGGAACATCAAGAATAATTTATGGTGGTAATGATAAACCACTTTTAAATTGTGGTGCAAGAGTAGTAATCGAAACAGAAGGAGAGGTTGAAATAGTAAGATGAAAACAAAAACTAAAAAATCTAAAAAATGGAATTTAGATGGTTTCTATTTTGATGGAAAAGATCATTTTGACTTATATAAAGACCAAAATGGTAATGTAAAACGTGTTAAACAAAAAAAGAAATTAAAAGTTTGCAAAAAATAAAAGAAGAAATTAAATGGTACGATCGTTCGGCTGATTTTAGAAGACTCTCAGATGTTGAATTGAATGAATGTTTACGTAAATTAAAAATTTCTAAATTACACGCTAATATTCAAGATGACATGTATATGTGTCTTGCTAATTTAAGAGATTTAGGATCTGTTTCATCGTTTAATAATGAATTAAAAGAAAACTTCTTTGTTTATTGTAAAGAAGTTGGTATAGATATTGAAAACTATAAAAGATCAGAAGAAAAAAGAGTAATGACTGCTTCTTTTGCTAGTATAATATGGGATAAAATAGTTAAATTAATAAATGCTAATGAAGCAGATTCTTCTAAAAGAGTTAAAGGAATAAAGAAATTAGTTCTTTTTCGTTTATTACAAAAAGAATTACCAGATGTTGATAAGAAACATATTCATAAAAACGTAAAAAATAATATTAAATTGGGTGCTTTAGAATATCATCAACAATCAAAATCAAGTAAGTTAATTCGTAAAGGACAATACTGGAGTACGTATGTTAAAGTCAATAAGTAATTTTAGTTGGGAAGAATTTTCAACACGTAATAATTTATATTTTCGTGTTGCTTATTATATTTTTGTACATGCATTAGCATTACTCGCATTTAAATATGCTACATTAACTACACTCTTTACATTTATATTATTCTGGTGGTTTGGTGCTTGGGCTGTATCAGGTTATACACATAGAACACTATCACATAAATCTATTGTAGTTAAGAGTAAACCATTAGAACATTTAAGTAATATATTTGCTATATATGCAGGGATTGGTACACCTTTAGGATGGGCTGCGTTGCATCGTATGCATCATACTTATCTTGATACTCATTTAGACCCACATAGTCCACATAGAATAGGATTTTGGAGATCTTATTTACATCTATGGGATTGGCGAAAAGAAGATGTGCCATTAAAATTTGCAGCAGGATTATTTCGTAATCGTATTGCTGTATATTATCACAATAGAGCTGTTCCTACTCTATTAATATTCTGGTTTAGTTTATTCTTTATATCAGAATTTTTAAAAGTTAATTTAGGAATATTGGGTGGCTTAGAAGTTTGTATTGGTGCAGCATTAGCTGTAGTTGCAGGATTACACGGAATGGGTGTGACAAATGCAGTAAGTCATAGTCACGAAGAACCAAAAAAAGTTGTATCACTTGATCCAATCGCAGGTGCATTCATTAATTGGGGCGAAGGAAATCATGAATATCATCATTCAAAACCAATGGATTATTCTTTTGGTTATGGTATTTCAGATCCTGTTGCAAGAACTGCCGAATTATTTGAAAAATTAAATCTAGTTCATATTAACAGAACGAGTGAATTAAATGGATAAAACATTTACAAAACCTTTATTATTCTTTATGGTAATATTAATAATAATATTGCTCCAAGGTTGTACTACTACTGACAAAAAAGAAGAACAAAAGCCATCAATACAAAATGTTATTGAAGGATTAAAAGGTATCAAATTACCTTAGTCTATTTTATTCACTCGTAGTTCAACGGATAGAATGCTGGTCTACGAAACCAGAGGTTGCAGGTTCAAGTCCTGCCGAGTGAGCCAAATGATAACTAAATATATTATATGAATTTTGTTGTAAACATACCACATATACAATGCTGGATTAAAAAAGAGTTTCTCTATGACTTTAAAAAAGGTTTTGGAGAATATGTTCCATGCACTTGGGTGACTCTTAAATCTATTCCACGTAGAGCATTCTACATTGAGAGTTATCTACCAGAATATGGAGCACTCTATGATAAACTTCCTATAAGTGCCTATGTGTGGAAAACTGATATTGATTTAAATAAACAACTTCCTTTAGATTTTTTACAACTGTGGGATGGTTTTAGTTATCATATTACAGTGATTGAAAAACAATATTTACAACATGCTCGTGTTGAAGTTATATTAAGAGATGGTTCACGTATGGGTGGCGAATATCTATTCACAATAGATAGTGCTCATGCTGATCCGAATATTCCAAACGTCACTGAGTCCGAAGTTCCTACAGAACATAAATCACATAATATTGGTAAATTAGATAATGGACAATGGTTTGCTCAACCAAATAATCGTATGCTTTTCTTTGAATCGAGTGCAAATAAAGCAAAGGGTTTAAATGTTCCTGACTTTAAAGTAAGTTCAAAATATTACCATTGCGAACAAAATCCAAAATGGGTATTTGGAGACTCAGATGAATACTTTTATCCATCATACGAAGTAAATAAAAAACCCGAAAAAGAGTAAAATATGCTATTTAATGACTCAGTTATAAATCATAAAGCACTTGACTATAAGTTATGTCCTCTTCCTCTAAATGCCGAAGGAATGAAGTGGATGGAAGAACAAACATTTCCAAAACAAACTAAATTATGGGTACCAATTAAGTATCACAATCATGCATTTTTAAAATGGACTAAGATGATTGGTTTAAGTATTACAGATATAGAATTATTTTATAATCCACCAAATCATTCAATGCCTGTTCATATTGATGGAAATAATCTTCACGATGAATTCAAATTAAATTATGCTTTTAATCCAATTGGAAATAGTTTAATGAATTGGTTCAAACCAAAATTAAATACAGTAGCAAAGACTGAGGGAGTGATGTATGAAAATCAATCTGAAAGAGATATTAACACCGCAGATTTATATTGGTATCCTGATGAAGTTGATTTAATTGAAAGTCACGACATTAAAGTTTCAATCGTTCAAGTTGGGCAACCACACAATGTCACTACTACTCATTCTTTTCGCAAATGTTTGTCTTGTGTATTTGATAAAATATTAGTTCCAGGATATACTACAAATGATCAAATTATATTAAATGAAGATTTAGGTAAAATAGCATCTGATAGAGATAAAGCAGTTAAGAATGGAGTATTACAAGATGTTGTACCAATGTGGGATGCTGTAAATTTATTTAAAAGGTTTATTGTATGAGTCAGGGAACAATTATAGAAACTGCAGCAAATACAGTTTACTGTGATGGCTACGATCCTACTTTAGATGACGATACTCATCCAAGAGTATTTTATACATTAAAAGAATATAAAGATGGTGAAACAAAAGCTGTTTGTTTTTATTGTGGTACAATTTTTAAAAAAATATGAAAAATATTTATTGCGCAAATTTAAAACTTCCAGTCAATGATGTAATGCTAGATAAAAACTGGTTAAGCCAAATGCCAAACAAAGGACACTTTCCTATACCAGAAAAAGAAGTTAATCCTGAGTTATTAGATTTTTTTGAAGGCAAAGGAATGTATTTAAAAAATGCTGATGTGTTTTGTTCTCCTCCAGGATTTTATTTACAAATACATATCGATGGAACAGATTTAGGAACAAATTCGTGTGCGATTAATTGGCAATATTGTTCTGAAAAAGGATCTTACATGCAATGGTGGAATCCAAAACCTGAATTCGCAAATAAAGATATTATAGAGCCAGAAAGTTTTAGTGAAAATAGTTATAAAATAGAAACAACACCATATGCTTATGCTTGGACTCCTGAAGAATGTGATTTAGTTCATACTTCTGAAATAGGTTTTCCATCATTAGTCAATATAGGTGTGCCACACTCAATGAAAAATGATACAAATGTTAATCGATATGCGATTAGTTTGACATGGAGACGTTATAATGGTTCAACAGTAGAATGGGATTATGTATATGAGAAATTACAGTCATACGTTGTGGCGTGAATTAAATCTGCCAATATCACCAATTAAAAAGGATTATGTATTTCCTAAGGAATCAGATCAAGATATAGCAGCAAAATACACAGACCATTATCACGAAAGACATTTAATTAATCAAGATTTAATTGATTGGGCTAAATCTATAGATCTTGGTGTACTTCGTATTGAAAGATTTTCATCTAAACCAGACTATCGAATGTATATTCATACTGACAATGATGATTGGATAGATGACTTAGTTAAAATTATTTGGTGTTATTGTCCCACGGACGATCATACGATGAATTGGTATGATGTAAAAGATACTACTTACTACGAAACTGAAACAAATAACGATTCTGGACCAACAATGAGATTCCCAGATTTTAATATTGACAAATTAATTACGAGTACTACCATTAAGAGTAATCCTATATTAGCAAATACTGGACGACCACATAATATTCAGAATGGAAGTAGTTATAGACATGTAGTTTGTGCTTGGTTTCATGACTTAAAATCAAACGAAAAAATTACAGTTGACGGAAATATTTACCCAAAACCACTTCAATGGAACGTTGCAGTTCAAAGAATGAACAACTTTATTTTATAAATAGAATTAATATTTAAATTATGAAACCAGTATATGTAGTTGGATATGGAATGATTGACAGCCTTGGAAATAATCCAAAAGATTGTTTCGATAAGATGTTAGATAATCATGATTATTCTTCTGATTTACTTGAGTTGAAAGCTGAGAACGCAAAAGTTTTTCGTGGTGCTATATTCAATCCTAACGATTGCATTATACCAAAAGATTTTGATATTAAAATGCTTCGTTCAATGACGAACGCACAAAAGATGATGCTTCATGCAGTTGATGCAGCATTAAAAATGTCAAACCTACCCCATCATTATGATGTTGCAACTCTTCTTTCAACAGTTTCAAACGATACTGAATTTTTAGATGAGTTGTATTTACCTACAAAGAATCATAAAAGAGTAAATCCTAGAAAATCAGCAAATCGTATTCCAGATATGGGATGTTCGCATATAACATCTCATTATAAATTTATGGGATTGAGTGCATCAACTTTCGCAAGTTGTTCTACTGGTCTTGTGACAATTGATTATGGAATGCGATTAGTTGATGAATATGAGTATGTTATTGTCGGAGGATCTGATGCAGGTTGTTTTCCGATGGCAATTAAATATTTTAATACATTAGGTGCTGTAGGAAATTACAGTATGCCTTTTGATGATGCTCGTACAGGATTTTTAATGGGCGATGGTTGTGGTGTTTTAATATTACAATCAGAAGCAATGGTTAAAAAATACGGAAGTAAGATATTCGCTAAGTTATATCCTTGTGGTATGGCTAGTGATGCTTTAGATATGACAAGCCCAGCCAATGATGGTAGAGGTGCTCGCATCAGTATGTCTAAAGCTACAAAAGATATCGGAGAAATAGATTTTGTATGTGCGCATGCAACATCTACACCAATTGGTGATCCGATAGAATACGAGACTGTAGTTAGTTTCTTGGGAGAAAAACCTATTTGGGCACCGAAGTCAAAAATAGGACATACCCTTGCAGCTGCTGGAGTGTTAGAGTGTATATATGCGATTCTTTCAATGCAAAGAGGAATCGTACCACATATACAAAATTTAAAAGGTGCTTCTTGCGATACTAAAAATATTTTAGTTCGTGAGAATTTAAATACTAACAAAAAAACTTTGAGAACATTAAATAACTCATTCGGATTTGGGGGAAAATGTATGTCTCAAGTAATAGAGGTAAATAAAGAATGAAAACAATCATACTTTTGTCAATCGGTGTTTTAATCGGTTGGTCTTATAAACCAGCATTTGCTGATAATATAGTAAACAAATCTAAAGAAATTTTAAGTGGTGTTATGAATTACTTAAAGGCTCTTGTTAAAAAAGGAGATAATAAGTAGAGATGACACAAACAGAAATTAAAACGGAATTGTCAAATTCCAAGGAGATTCCCCAGCGTGAATCTCTTTATATAAACGATGATAATCATGACTGGGGTGGTTCTGAAGTAGTAAATACTACAACGAACACTGCAGTTGCATCATGGGGTTATCATTTAATTATTGACGCAAAAGGTTGTACTAAAAATTTTGATAAACCAGAAGTTTTGAAAACATTTTTAAATGATCTTTTAGTTCGCATTGATATGAACGCATGGGGTGAGCCATGGATAACTCACTTTGCTGAAAAGCCAGAAATAGCTGGATGGACAGTAATACAAGCATTGACTACAAGTTCATTAACAATACACTTTCTAGATAATAGTGGTGATTGTTATTTTGATTTGTTTTCATGCAAAACTTTTGATATTGAAATGGTGAAAACTATGATAAAAGAATACTTTGATCCTATTTCAATGAAGGATCAATATCTTGTTAGACAAGCATAATATAACACCAAAAGAAGCATTACAAGAGTGGTTGGCGAGACTTAAAATACCTCGCCAAGCACTTGATGGTCATTCTATATGCCCATTTAGTAAAGGAATCAGTGTACCTACACCTGAAGACTTAAACATCGATAAATCTTTTCGTCCTCCTCTATTATGGGACATTAAAAAAATTAAAATTTACAATATAACTAATCCAAATATTACACCAAAAGAGTTAGATGATTGGTGCGATTATTTTATAAACAAATATGAAAATTATATGTTTATAGCAGACCATAAAGACAAAGATACACACATTAATGGAATTAAAACAAATAATGGTTATTTTAATTTTATGCTAGTTCAAAGTTTGCCTGAATTGAATGAAGCACGTAAAAACTTATTAAAAACAACCAACTATTATAGTTTCTGGGATCCTGAATACTTAAAAGATACTTGGAATAATAGTTTTGATAAAGAAGAATAATTATGAGTGTTTGGACAGATTATGATCCTTTGAAAGAAATCATTGTTGGTGTTATACCAAAGCCTGAATACTTTTCAAATTTTTTAAAACAAGATATATTAGAAGTTCTTACTCCAATTATAAAAGAAACAGAAGAAGATTTAGAAAGATTCGCAAGTATATGTACTTCTTTAGGAGTAAAAGTGTATAGACCAAAAGTAATGGATTTTAGAGAACCATTAAAACTTCCTGGATTTAAAATTAAAAATCCAATAGCACCATTAGTTCCAAGAGATAGTTATCTAGTTTATGGAAGTACAATTTACTCTTCTTATACAAGTATGGCTGATAGATGGTTAGAATCATTATCATTTTATGATATTTTTATGGAAAAGTATAAAGAAGGATATAATTGGATATCAACACCAGTTCCACAATTAAAAGATTTTAGACCTGATACTCAATGGTACACTCATGGTGGCGATCGTTATGGTGTTGATTTAGTAGATAAAATATTATGGCATTGTGCTACAATGTATAAATGTGGTGATGCATTAATAGTAAATTCTTCTGGTCCAGGAACTAAATTAGGTTATGATTGGATGCAACGCAACATACCGAATGCTCGATTTATAAAGAATGCGAATAAACCACATCGTGGATGGGGACATATAGATCAATTTTTCTTTCAAACAGATGATACTACAGTATTTTGTACGAATAAAAATTATGTGCCAGATGTATTCCTAAATAATAGTAAGTTTAAAGTACATGAGTTTGGACATTTAATTAAAGATGTAGATATGAAAGTATATGAACATCGTTTAGCACAAACAGATGGTAAATATAGTGTTGAATGGATTGATGAGTGGATAGATGAATGGAGAGGTTTCGCTCAAGATGTAGCATTTGATAGTAATGTAGTTGTAGTTGATAATAAAAACATAATTGTCACTAATGAACAACCAGCACTATCAAATTACTTTAAAGAATTTGGTATAACATTACATCCTGTTAATTTAAGACAAGGTGGTTTTTGGGATGGTGGTGTTCATTGTTTGTCACTTGATATTAAAAGGGATGGAGAAAAAAGAAGTATCGTATGAGAAAAATTTATAACTGGATAAATCCAACATATTACGTAGACCATGATAAATTAAAGGATATAATTGTTCCTTTAATGCAAGAAGATTTACATGATTGGATGAAAAATAATCCAATAGAAACAAGCACTGAATGTGCTTATGCTCCACCAGATGAAGTAGAAGAAAAAATATTATCAAAAAAAGAAGAGTTGAAGGCACATAAAAATCGTGCGATTGCTTATAAAGAAATTCTTACAGATGAAGCTGAGAGAAAACATTATAATGATTGGCGATCTATTGATTTTCTTTATGAACGTAATTGGAATAAAGAAGTATTTAAAAGATCTTGGCAGTTAATGTCTGAATGTAAAGGGATTAAACAAATATTTATTAACTTCATAAAGCCACGTGGAATTATAACACCACATTTAGATACATCTACTTGGGAAAAAATAGAAGAAGATTGGGGTTTACCACTCTACTCATTAGAGGGTGCGAGTATTATTGCCACACTCTTTACAGGTATGAAAGATCGGAGCACTAAAAGTGTTGGAATGAAAGTAAATGGTGTTTACAAATTTCCATTAGCAGGAGAATTAGTTTGTTTTGACGGAAGATGGAACGAACATCAAATGTGGAATAACACTGATGAATGGAGAATTACAGCAGTTATAGACATTGATAGACAATATTTTACACAAGTGTTAGAAGATGTTAATAAAGAAATTATAGAGGTTAAAAAACCAAAAGATCTAATTACCATAGAACAAAACGTAGTACTTAAATTGCAAGAATCTTTTAGTAAAGAAGAAGTAGAATATTATTTAAATCATGGCTTAACTGAAAAAATAGAATTTTTAAAAGAAAAAATACTTTGGTTGACGGAATATTCAGGACGTAAAATATACGCAGACCATTTAGATGAAGCAACAACAACAACTTTTTTAAATAGTAATATAGCAAAAATAGATATTTACTTTAAATCATATAGAGATTTTTATGTTCATAGCACCTAATTCATATATCGATTATGCTATATTATTAGATCATTATCCATCATTAGTAGATGATATGAATGATTGGCTTAAAACACACACACCAGAAAAAGATTCAATTGGTGTATATGCTGATGATGAACCTGTAAATAAGTTTTTATCTACTACTACTAATTTCGTAGAAACTTGGAAAACTCATGAAGAGTACGAACATCGTAATGATTGGAAATCTATACCTGTATTTTTTGAAAAAGTATGGAATGAAAAAGATTTTCCTAGATTTACAGAACATGGTAAAAAATTAAAAGGATTAAGACAATTAATTATTAATTTTATTGCACCATATGGCAAAATTACATTACATACTGATGTTGATAATTGGGCTAAGATGACTCAAGACTGGGGTTGTAAATGTGAAGGATATTCATTAATTGCTACTTTGAAATCAGGTATGAAAAATGCTAAAGAAAAAACAGTTGGAACACGCATAAGAAATGTTAAAACTGGAGATGATATGTGGGCTTATCCACTTGAGAATGAATTTGTTTGTTTTGATGGTTTAAATTATAATCATGCAATAATTAATAATACTAATGAGTGGAGAATTTCAGCTGTGTTTGATATTGATAAAGAAAAATTTAATTCTAATTATATTAAAACTGATAAACAAGTTTGTGAGACTTTTAAAAATTATGAATAACTATCCTTTTAGTTTAAAATTAAAGAATAAATTTGATCCAATTATAGATTTAAATTCTATATACACATATCCTGCTGGCAGACATGTTTTAGAAAGAGTTTATGATAATCAAGAAATTTCTAAAATAGCTACAGATAATTTAAAAAAATTAGAAACTGATAATTGGAAAGTAAAACTAATTGAACTATATGTTGTACCACATGAAACTAAATGGATTAATATAAATTCAACTCATTGTGGATATCCTAGTGTTGATCCACATATATTAAGACATTATTCACCAAATATATCAATGGAAGGAACTGCTAAATTATTTTTTATATATGGTGGCGATTCAAATAGTAAAATGGAATGGTTTAAACTAAAACCTTTGGCATTAGAAACTCCATTCAACGCTGATGGTCACCCCATCACAAAGCGTAGTTATGCGTTTTGCGCTGCTCTTTTTAAAGAAAGTGATTGTGAATTAATTTTTGAATCAAAATTAGAAAATTTAATGTTTATTAATATATCATTACCTCATAGAATAAATAATTCTAATTCTAGTAAAAAAATGCATATAATAACTTGTTTATTTGAAGATGTAGAATATGAAATTAAAAATAATGTTAATGAAAAATGGATACATTATACCAGAGGAATATCGATTAAACAAGCTTCTCAAATATATAAACAACAAATACTGGAGGAATAAAACATGTGGATGGATATAAAAAAATATAAAGACTATGAAAAATTAAATGAATATCAATCTTTAATAATTGAAGATTTAAAAAATTGGTTAAGTACACATAAAATAGAAGAACACGCAAAACTTGTATACTCTGGTACGAATTCGAGTACAATAAAAAAACATGATTATAATAAATCTCAAGCTTGGTTGACTCCAAATGGTATCACATTTACTAATCCCGAAGAAGTAGTGGACGAAACAGAAGATACTCCAAATCCAGCATTTAATCCAAATACATATAAACATATAGATAATTGGAGATTTGTTCCAGGATATGTTGAAGGAAAATGGAATATGGAATTTTTAAATGTAAAGACACAAAAAGCATTAAGTGAATTAGAAGGATTGCTTCAAATGAATATAAATTTTTTAACACCATTTGGAAAAATAACACCACATTTAGATGTGGGTAGTTGGAATAAAATGGCTATTTATTACAATAAGCCAGATTTAGATGGATATTTAATTGTATCAACAATACATTCAGGTATGACAGATCCTAAAACTAAAACAGTGGGTATGCGTGTAGGGATAGGAGATTCATACGAGAATTGGCAGCCAGATGATTATATTGAACGTCGATATCCATTAGTTGGTGAATTAGTTTGTTTTGACGGAAGAAGAGGAATCCATGACATGTGGAATAACACAGCAGAATATAGAATCACTGCTGTATTTGATATAGATATAAAAGCTTTTAACAAATGATAATTGAAACTAAAACATTCAAATGGTATAGTCAATTAATTGAATTACAAGAATTAATTAAACAAGATTTTAATAATTGGTTATTAAAATATAAATTTGAAGATAGAGTTCAAGTACAAAAGTTTGAAAACCCAGAGGTGTATCCTGAATATTCAAACATCACAGGAGATATGGATGATTATCATAGACCTGAAAATATAAAAGATAAAGAAGAGGGTAAATCAAAAGAATATTGGTTTTGCGATCCTATACTTACAAACAGAGGAAATATTAAATGTAAGTATTACGAAGATTGGAAAACTTCAGCAGATTTTGCTGTTAAAATTCCTGGACTTGTTCAATATATTGTAAACTTTGTAAGACCAAATACTCGACTTCCAATGCATGATGATAGTGGTGGTTGGAAAAGACAAGAAAAAGATTTAGGAATTAAACTAAATGGATTTACAAATGTATTCGGACTGCAAGCAAATGGAAATAATTCTTATTTTGAATTTGGTAAGAATAATTCTAAACATCCATTAAACACAGGAGAGTGGATAACATTTGAAGGCAAAACACACGAACACAATGTGGTGAATAATAGTAGTATATGGCGTGTCACTGCAGTTGTAGATTTTTTAGCATCTGAATATAACCTATCAATACCAGAAACTAAATACTTAAACCATAGATGGAACAACTATAATTACTAATATGTGGATAGACGCAAAAAAATATAAACATTATGAATATCTTAAAACAAGTTTAATTCCTGCATTGGAATTAGATTATAATAGGTTTATTCGCAAATTTAATATCACAGAAACAGGTGTAAACGTATTTCGATTTGAATATCCCAATCGAGAAGACGATCATGCTGATGATTGGTGGGCTATACCACTTATTCAAGGAGGTGAAGCAGTACCACCTTTAAGAAATCCATGGCAGCATGCAACAGCAAGTTTAAAAGAAATTCCTGGAGTATTTCAATCAATCGTAAATTTTATAAAACCAAATGGTGGATTGCCAATGCATCATGACTTTGGTAGTTGGCAAAGAATAGAAGAAGCAATAGGGCATCCAGTAAAAGGATATACAATTGCAATTGGTATTGATATGCCATCAAACGATCCAAATGTTTGTGGTATGGAATTTGAAAATGATACTTATCCAAGAACTTATGAAAATAAAGAAATCGTAGCATTTAATGGACGTGACTTTATGCATAAAGTATGGAATAAAACAGGAAATTGGCGTGTTTCTTGTGTAATTGATACGAATATTACTCATTGGAAAGAATAAACACTTTACATACAATAAAAAATATAGTATAATATAATCTATGTGGCTTGGAAATCCTACATCTTATTCAAATTATAATGCATTAAGTGCTATGATGATAGCATTAATGAGTGACTATGCTGAATGGCGTGGTAAAAGAACATTCGAAGATACAATAAACGCAGATGATCGTTATTCTATGCCTGCTGAAAATAGAGGTGGCTTTAAAGCATTACCACTGATTGATGCTCGTAAAATAAATGAACAATTAGAAGATAGATATCTTTGGAAACGCACTACTACTCAGTTCTATAATATTCCTGGAGCGATAGACTTATGTGTTAATATGATACGTCCAGGAAAAATGTTGCCAGTACATCATGATGGTTATGTTTGGGATTGGATACGTCAAAGTATGGGCGATCCTACACTTGAAGGATATACTGTAAGTTTTGGTATTGATATACCTGAACCTGAGAAACAAGCATTGTTATTTGATGGTGAAAAGAAAATTTGGAAAACAGGAGAGTTTGTAGCATTTAACGGACACGATATTCAACATAGTTTAAGAAATGAAGCAACAAACCCAGAGCATTGGCGAGTGACAGCTGTAATGGAAATTGATAAAAAATATTTTAATTTATGAGTTTAGAAACCGATCAATTACAACAAGAAATTTATGATGATATATTTAAAAATGCTATGGATCTTATAGTTAAACATCAAAAAAATTCAGAGGTCAATCAATTAGTTTCGAGTACGATGCTTGCAATAGCTATTCGTTTTTATAAATCAGCTTTAACTGATACAGATTTTCAAAAATTTTTAAATTCAATTGTAGAAGTTGGACAAAATGCAAGACCATTTGGTGTTGCTGAAATATTACCAAAAAGAAAATTGAATTAACTAAATAGGTGTGCTTTTTTAACAAAGGAGGGTATTATGACTCTTTTTGTTTATGAGGTAATAGTACTTATTTTATCAGTTATTATGTTAGGAGTATCAGTTTATTATATGTTTAAAATTGAAAAATATAATAAAAAATAATTATTATTTTATACTATGAATATATTTTACTTAGATAGAGATCCTAAAATTTGTGCGACAATGCACTGCGATAAACATGTAGTCAAAATGATTATAGAGTATGCGCAGTTATTGTCAACTGCGCACCGAGTTCTTGACGGAACATCAAACAACGTCCTTACAAAATCAAAACGCAAATATACAACTTGGAATCATCCAACTCCATTAATGGAATCTACATTATACAAATCTACTATGAAAAATCATCCATCAGCTATATGGGTTCGTGAGAGCGTGACACATTATGAGTATTTAAAAGAATTATGGAAACATTTATCAGATGAATATACTCATCGTTATGGTAAGATACATAGTACCTACACTAAATTAAAAGATGTATTAAAGATAAACCCAGTCAATATACCTAATATTCCATTCGAAGAACCACCACCAGCAATGAGTCATTTTCCATTATGTATTGTACCAAATAATAGTCTTTACTCTTATTACAATTATTATATCGTAGCAAAGAACTATTTTGCTAAATGGACTAATCGACCAATACCTGTTTGGTATTCAGAAGGATTGTCAACAAAAAAATTATATGCCTAATTATACATTCGAAGATATAAAAACAGGAAAAGAAAATACAGAAACTATGAAGATGGATGAGTTAGAATCATACTTAAAAGCAAATCCAAACAAGAGACAAATATTTACAAATATGCCAGGATTTGTATCTAGTTGGAATGTAGGTGGTTCGAGTGGTAAAATAGTTGAGAGAAAAAAAGGTTTTAAAGAAGTATTAAATAAAATTCATAAGAAGACTCCTGGAAGTCGTTTAAATAAAACAACAGACATATGATGACATTAGAAAAAATAGTATTTGCTACTGAAATAACAGGTATGTTAATTATTATTACAATAGTGGCAATTATACTAGGATATAAATTATCAGAATGGTTTACAAAGGATAAAAAATGAGTATATTTACAGAAGAAAGATTAGGAAAAGCATTGTATATGACAGATATAACAACTATAACAAGTTGGCATTCTGCCTTACAACAATCAATGCCAGAAGATATGATTGAGAACCCAAATCGTATTGCTGGATTTTTAGCACAAACATCTCACGAATCAGGTAAATATAAATTTCTAACAGAAAATTTAAATTATTCTGATAAAGGTTTATTAAAAACATTCCCAAAATATTTTAATGAGAGTAATGTAATGGATTATGCTCGCAAACCAGAAGCAATTGCTAATCGAGTTTATGCGAATCGTATGGGAAATGGTGATGAGGCATCTGGTGATGGTTGGAGATATTGTGGTAGAGGATTAATACAATTAACTGGTAAGAATAACTATCAAGCATTCGCTGATAGTGAAAACATGAATATAGAAGAAGTGCCTGAGTTCTTAACTTCGTATATTGGTGCAGTAAGATCTGCTCTTTGGTTTTGGAATAAGAATAATTTAAATGCTACAGCCGATGCAGGAGATTTATTAATGATGACTAAAAAAATAAATGGAGGAACACATGGACTTGCTGAAAGAACAGCTGAATACACAAGAATCCTTGAAATATATTCAACCTAATAAAAGATTCACTCATCTTTCACTTGAGTTTCCTAAGCTAGAAAGAATAGATTCCTCTGGGAGTAGAGTTTATAAAACACCAACAGGACAATTATATCCTTCAGTGACAAGTATTACATCACTACAAAACAGAGCAAGTATTGTTGAATGGAGGACTCGAGTTGGAAGTACTGAAGCAAATAAAATATCAAGAAAAGCATCAGGACGTGGTACTCTAATTCATAAGTGGGCTGAAAAATATTTACTTAATGATGGGTTTGAATATAACACAGAAGATTTAGTAGAATCAACATTATCTCAAGACTTTACTAACTTTATACCAGTATTAAATGAAATAGATAATATAATGGCACTCGAAACACCTATGTTCTCTCATGAACTACAATGTGCTGGTACAGTTGATTGTATAGCTACATTTAAGAATAAAGTTTCTTTAATTGATTTTAAAACAGCATCAAAACCAAAAGAAAAGAAATGGATACAAAACTATTTTATGCAAGCATCAGCATACGCACATATGTTTAAAGAATTAATGGGAAAACCAGTACAACAAACAGTATTATTATTCTTAGTAGATGGTGGTGAAACACAAATATTTACTGAGAATCCAATCAACCATCTTGAGATGTTTAGATTTTATAGAGAACAGTATAGAAAAGAAAATGAATTGGCAATCTAATAAAGGTTTTACAGCAGAAGAACTTACAAAGTTTGGTAAAAACGTTTGGGATGAAAAGCTTTATATAATTAGATATAAAGGATTTTCTAATGTGACAATAGAGAGTGATTTTAACAACTGGATAAAAGAAGTAGATGACCTTAAAATTGAAAAAGAAAAAGCATAAATTTAATAGTCCATTTTTATCAGGAAGTGATATGAAACATGTACGAACTAAAAGAAATAAGTCCAGCAGAAAATCTTAAGAGAGTCATTAAGACCGATGGATATTGGGTGCATTACGAGAATCGTATTAACTTAGAAATACAGTCTGGTAATTGTTCTTTCACACTTGGATATAATCATAAAGAATTAAAGAGTTTATTACCAACGAATGAGATTGACTTTCTTCGTGGGAATAGTGGTGAGACTGCTGAGCCTGTTGATCGTTTAAGTGAAACACTTACAAAAGAAGCTGGTATGGATGGGATTGCCTATGCTGTATCTGGCTCTGATGGTAATGAGTGTGCTTTTTATATTAATGATTTGTATTGGACGAATAAAGGTGAACCACAAAGAAGATATATAATTTCAATACCACCTTGTTATCATGGAACCACAGTTGTTTGTCGGAGTGCGAATAACGATATCGTAGAGAAAAGACAGAGTCGTTTTGTTCCAATACGTGGACGAACTTGGTACACTACAGAAGATAGTATTACTAATGAAACAAATGTACTCGAACAAATAATTCAAACGTTCAAGACAAGAAATGACATTGGTGCTATTCTAATTGAGAGTTATCCTTGGAATAAAACAATCGCTCCATGGAGTCATAACTTCTATCAATTACTTCGTGCAGCTGCTACGTTGTATGGTGCAAATTTAATCGTAGATGATATTGCAGGTTATGGTGGTAAGATAGGAACACTCTTTACTCATACAGCTTATAATATCAAGCCTGATATAGTGACAATCGGTAAAGCACTTACAAATGGATTAATACCATTATCAGCTTGTTTAATTAATGATAAAATATTGAAACAAGTAAAGACTAAATTTAATTGGGGGCATACATGGCAACCGAATATGTATGGTGTAAGAGTAGCGAATCGTTGTATAGAATTAATACAAGAAAGAATGGCATACTCGAAAGTAATCGAAAAGAATTTAAATGACATAGGCAATCGTTTAAAGAGTAAAGGACTCGTAAGAAACGTAATTGGGAATGGAGTATGGAAGTCTTTTGTACCAGAACCAAATCCAATACCAATCTCGTTAGCTGAGATTGATAAAGCAGGAATGTCAGCAACAACGAACGAGAATACAATTAAGACAATTATACCATTAATCGCTGATGATTTATATTTCGAAGAATTAGAAAAGCGATTAGAGGTTTGTTTAACTAATATACAAGAACAAAGAACACAAGGAATATTGATATGAACGATAAACAATCAGCAGAAAAAACTGCATATTTCCAATCAACTGCAGGTGGAAACCGAATACCTGATTGGTATATAAACTATTCTGAAGGAGTGCCAGCATTTGCTGAATACTTCCGAAATGAACTTAAACGTTTTGAATCATTCGAAGATCAACAGTTATTAAATATTGTTGCTCTGACTGTTGCAGTAATAAACAATTCAAAAGATCTAATGCATGATATAAGTCAAACGATGTTCGACCGAGACTTCGTGTTTAGTCGTGATGAAACAATGGGTGCAATCGTAGAATGTTTAAATGATTATACACTCTTGGAATCTGGCTATGTTTTAGGCGAAGACCGAGACGAAGCAAGAGTACGAATGACAATCGCAATTCTTAAAGGTATATCAAAGGATCGATTTACTGATTGGAACGAAACAAGAACAGCAGAAGAGTTTAGAATACGTGCGATCATTGGAATAGTTGACGTTATAAGCAAAATCATCTAAACCCCTCTCAAAACACGTTAAAATAGGTTTAAACCCTATTTTACAGCCAATTTACTCTATTCTAAACCATTGATTTATAATGCTTTTTTTATACTACTTATGGTTTAAAAAGCTTTACTTTTAAGAATTTTTAAGGTATAATATACCTAAATAACATATAAGATTTGTTTCTTTTATTCTTCCCAAGAATAATCGAAGCGTGAACTATATTGATGAAAAAACTATGAAGCCATATAATCGAAACTTTCGAAGCACAAAAGACTTCAAGTCGAAGAACAGATTCGACTCGCCGAAAAAAAGTTTCTCAACACCGCACTACGAACGTCCAAGAGAATCAGGACGAGAAGTAATCGTTGAGAACGATAACATTGAGAAGGCAATCCGAAGACTTAAAAAGAAAGTTGATCGCGAGGGTTTGATGCGTGAGATACGCGATCGAGCCACTTATAGCAAACCATCGGAGAAACGTAAGATTGCAGCACAGAACGCAAGAGAACGTTGGCTGAAATATAAACGTGACCGAGATCGTTTGATTTAATAAACCCTAATATAATCTAATTCGAAAGGAAAAGAGTATATGAAAAGTTTGAATTTACAGGATGTAGGTAGGCGAGTGCGTCTCGCACTATTTCTTCTAATCCTATTACCATTTTTAATTATTCCAAGCATACCCACCTCAGCAGACGAAGAGTCACCTGAGTTTATTTGCTTAGTTGAGAACATTTACTTTGAGAGTAAAGGTGAATCAATGCGAGGAAAGATCGCTGTTGGGATTGTCACTCTGAATCGTCTGAAAGATCCGAGATACCCTAAAACAATCTGCGAGGTTGTAAAGCAGGGTCCAGTTCGAGAATCTTGGAAGACAAGACAGAATCCTACTCTCACAGCCGACCAACGTTCATACAATCCAGTCCGTCATCGTTGCCAATTCTCTTGGTGGTGTGATGGATATAAAGAACGAATTAAGTATGATGAAAACTGGATCGATTCAGTAAAAGCAGCAAAGTCTGCTCTGACTGGTAAGTACGATGATCTAGTTGGTGGAGCAACACATTACCATGCTGTCTATGTGACACCTGAATGGGCGAATCGTCTAAGATTCATCGTTCAGATTGATAATCATAAATTCTATGAATACCCAAAAATCAATAAAGTCGCAAGTCTATTCTAAATCCAAAGGCACTCATCCTTCCCAACCGAGTGCCTTTGCATTCTCTCGCCCAATTCTCTCTATATACTCTAATCTAACCAGAGCGTCGCAATTTTATGCCTAGAATCTTCGCAAGCTGCAAAGTGTGTAGTCTAAACGTATATGTGCGACTGAGTAAGCAATGCCTGTTGCAAGCACAGTTTCGTTGCGAATCGAAGCATGCTGCAAGGACTGGAGTCTGTGAATTAAAGCTTTCGCAGAGAAACTCTAAGAGAGTGCAGAGAAACTCTAAGAGAGTCAAGTCTCTTTAGCTTCGAATTCTTGGAAACAGTCGTTCACGTATGAAAAAGCAAGGAAATACGATGCTGAACCTCACGAACGACAATCTCCGACAAACGAGTCGCATTCCTTCGCACACTCCCACACACAACCACACACTCCAGCAAATTCCAGCATTATATCATTGCGAATCATAATGATGTTGATAAAATCATTCAGTATCATTGAAAATCATCAGGCATCATTCAGTATCATTCGAGTCCTCGCTTCTATTCAAGTCTTTCTCTTCTCTCCTTGCAAACACTAGATCTAGTGGGTACTCCTTAGATTCTCTCTAAAACCATGTAAATATATTTGAGTTTCGCCTTAATTTCGCCTTAATTGTGTAGTATAATATACGTATGAAAACAAATAAAAAGGAAATTAAAATGAGTAAATCTTACTTGAATGATATGATGAATATGTCTGATACGTTTTGGAAAATGACTTATTCGGATGGTGAAATTGAATATACTGAATTCGCTCCTTATAATAAAGGTTCTTATTATGAATATGAGCGTCTTGAACGAGTGGGTAATCCTGTGGTGAAATTTGAGTTGGTTCGTGCTGATAACTCGAATAACGATTTAAGATTTGTGGGAGTTATATAATGAAAAACTTTTGGAAAATAACGTTTGCAAATGGGAATAGTCTGTATTCGAAAGAATTCCCTACGAGAGTGGGAAATGCATTTATGCTTTCGAATGATGCAGTGTCGTCTTCTGCGATTGTCACTTCTGAGGTGAATCCAATCGTACGAATCGAATCTGTAAAGATTGATTATTCGAAAAACAATAGAGAGATTGTAAATGCGTAATTTTTGGAATGAATCTTGGATTGCTATACTCGTATTGTTGGGTATCATTGCGAGTGGTTATGGTGCGATGATATTATTAATTAAACTAGGAGGATATTAATGAACGAGAATACAGTAAAAGCAGATTCGATAGTGACTGGAAAAGAGCAAGAGAAAGCCCTTATAAAAAAATATGGCAAAGAGTTTTCATCAAGAGAGATGTGGCTTGACTTCGAAACATGGTTGTATAAAAACCATGGATTGACAATACCGAATCTTTCCTGGAATGCGTATATTCAATACAGTAAAGCATATAACAATGAGAGGAAAAATGCCTAAAACTGAACTCTATTTAAGTAAGTCGGACACTGGAAAATCAGTGTATAAATTACAGAGTAAATATGAACTAGTGGTCGAACAGGAGATACTCGCTTCTTCGAAAGATGAAGCTTTTAATCTGTATTTAAAAGAGGGTGGATTAAACTACTCAA